AAATGTCTAATAAAAATATGGACGAAACTTTAAACTTTGTTTATCTTCATTATTTATGTAAAAGAAAAGACTCTCCGTTTTGGAAAAATTTTAGAGATAATTATCCTCCTCCTTCAAATTTTAGATCAACACTTTCAAAAATAAGATCTAGTGATTTAAGATATTTAGATATTGAAGAGGTTAAAAAATCAGCAGCTTTTCCTATTATGTCTTATTTAATGGTGGCTCATGGGTTGCAATTACCTAACAGGTTACCAAATACTACACACTACGAAAATATAACTCCTTCAATTAAACAATACAAAAGCATGATTGAACAAGCAACTAGTGAAGCAATGACATTAAAAACGTTTTTTCAAAATGTTAATAGTAGATAAATTTTCCAAATATTTAACCGCCATAGAATACCCAAAAGAAAAAACATCTTGGAATATTGCAGGTATGATAAAAGGTCAGAATGCTTTTTATAGGTTTGATGTTAGAGATATGTTTGAATTACCCGATGGTACATCAGCTCAAAAAGGTAGAATAGATTCTAAAGCAAATAAAATGGTTTTAGAGATGGTTGATAACTGGGTTATATTAGATTTAGAGGAACTTCATCAATACATAAAGAAAAATAAACTAAAGAAAGTCTACGTAAATGATTTGATCCAGGAGCTAGAATGGACTATATTTTTGACCAAAAACTAGTATAGTGAGTTATTATGGCATTAAAAAAAGTAAAATTCCAACCAGGTTTTGATAAACAAGGAACTCCCGCAGCATCTCCGGGTAAATGGATAGATGGAGACTTTGTTAGATTTAGATATGGCATCCCTGAAAAGACTGGGGGTTGGCAACAATTAACTAATGATCAAAATACTCTACCTGGTGTAGCAAGAGCTCAACATACTTGGACATCTTTAGCTGGAGAAAAGTACGCAGCCATAGGAACATCACAAGGTTTGTTTTTATATTATGGAGGTGCTTTCTATGACATTAGTCCACTAGATAGTGCCTTATCAGGCACAGGAACTTTTACTACGTCAGCTGCAGCTGCAGCTACGGTAACTATAAATTTTACAGGTCATGGATTAGAACCAGGTCGATACATTACTTTATCCTCTGTCTCTATAGGAGCTAACACAACGTTAACAGCTGATGACTTTACCACTTACGCTTTTGAGGTTTTAACCACAGCAACAAATTCTTTTACTATCAGTTTAACTAATCCTGCCGCTGGTGTTACAACGACAGAGAACAACGGAACAGGAATGAGCGCTGGTGGATCTGTGACTGTAACTCCATATGTTGAAATAGGACCTACAACTCAAACCCTTGGTTATGGTTGGGGCACATATCTTTGGGGAAACTCTACATGGGGCACGGAACGAGCAACTTCTGATGTTGTTCTAGAACCAGGTAATTGGTCATTAGATAATTTTGGAGAAACTTTAGTAGCTACAATAACTAATGGTAAATCTTTTACTTGGGATGCGGGAGCTACAAACGCTAGAACAATAAGAGCAACTGTTATGACGGGAGCTCCTACAGCTTCACGATTAACCATTGTATCTGAAAAAGACAGACATCTCTTTCATCTAGGAACAGAAACTACAATTGGAAATGCTGCTACGCAAGATCCAATGTTTATTAGGTTCTCTGATCAAGAGTCAACATCTGTATATCAACCAACAGCTATCAACACAGCAGGGACATTTCAATTAGATAAAGGAAACAAAATTGTAGCTGCTGTTCAAGGTAAAGACTATATTTTAATTTTAACAGATCAAGCAGCTTATGTTGCTCAATTTGTTGGACCACCATTTACATTTAGTATTAGACAAGTGGGGACCAATTGTGGTTGTCTTGGACAACACGCTGTGGCTTTTGCACAGGGCTCAGTATTTTGGATGGGTCTTTCAGGAGGCTTCTTTCAATTTGATGGCACTGTAAAGCAATTACCTTGCTTAGTTGAAGACTTTGTATTTACAACAGGAGACGGAAACTTAGGTTTAAATTTTAACGCTAGTGAAATTGTTTATGCAGGTCATAATAGTTTATATACCGAAGTAACTTGGTTTTATCCAAAATCAGGATCTACACAGATTGATAGAAAGGTTACTTATAATTATGGTGAAGCAAGTTGGTACACAGGATCTTTAGATCGAACAACGTATCAAGATGCCGATGTTTTCACGGCACCTTACGCAACTGATTACATACCAAAAGATCAAAGCGGAACTAACGATCCGTCAGACGTTCCTTTATTTCCTATATCAGGAATTACTAATACTTATGGATCTACAGTCTACTACGTACACGATATAGGCACAGATCAAATTAACAGCACCGGTACAAGTGCTATTGCTGCGTTTATTAGATCCTCTGACTTTGATATTGATGATGGTGAGTTTATAATGTCAATGAGAAGATTTATTCCTGACTATAAACAAATTGTAGGTAACTCAAAGATTTCATTATTTATTAGTGACTTTCCATCTGAGACACAAACCGTATCGCCCCTAGGGCCATTTACTATTACAAGCTCAACTACTAAAATAGATACTAGAGCTAGAGGTAGATTGTTAAGTGTAAAAATAGAAAACGAATCGGTGGGAGAGACTTGGAGATATGGATCTTTAAGACTTGATGCACAACCTGATGGTAGAAGATAGTGACTAAAATTACATCATACATACCGGAACCTACACCAGAATATAATCCACAAAATCAAAGACAAATTCTAGAATCCTTGACAACAATGAAACAACAGCTTAATACTACATTTTTGAATGAACAAAAAGAAGAACTAGAAAGGTTTAATTTTTTTAATGGCTAATATTTATTTAAATGCAAAAGCAGATTTAACAACTACAAATCTAACTACTTTGTATACTTGTCCTGTTAATTCTAGAGCTATTGTAAAATCTTTGTTAGTAACTGAAGATGCAAATTCAGGGACAGAAATTAATATTACACTAGTTGATTCTTCTTCAAACATCTTTAACATTGTTAAAGATAAAACCATATCAGCCAAAGCTACAGAACAAATTCTTACAGAACCATTAATTATGATGGAGAATGAAATTTTAAAAGTACAAGCAACTCAAGCAAATGAGCTGTTTGCAATAGCGTCAATTTTAGAAATGAATAGAGATGACAACTAGAATAAAATGCGAAACTGTTTATACGTGGCGTAATACGAAGACAGGAGAAGTTTTTAAAGAAGAGAAAGAAGGACCCGATATTGTAAAAGATTGTACAGTAAAGGTAGATCCAAAAGGACTAGAAATAATACAGAAAGTAATGCAACAAAAGAATGATAAACCAAAATCCTAAAGGTGGAACTGAACTACAATTAGAATACCTATCTAAATACGTGGATAAAGACTTATTAGACAAAGTACAGATTACAACATCTGTGCCTGAAAAGATTCCATTACATCCAACTAAACCGAATGTATTATGGCAAAAGAATTCTTGGGATCAGCCCAATATCTACCCCTGGTTTAATGATCCCAAGAATACCAACAAATACGATATGTACGTATTTAATTCTCATTGGAACCTGGAACAATTTCGTAAAGTATTTAAGATGCCTTTAGATAAATGTACTGTAATTAAAAATGGTATTGATGAAATACCTATGAGAAAACCTTATCAAAAAGGTGAACCCATAAAACTTATTCATCATTGCACACCTTGGAGAGGATTATCTGTATTGCTCGGTGCCATGCAACTTGTAAAGAGTGATGTAACTCTAGATGTTTATTCTAGCTGTGAAGTATATGGAAAAGAATTTGCTGAAAAGAATGATCCTCAATATCAAGCATTATATGATCAAGCTAAATTATTAAAGAATGTAAATTACATAGGATACAAACCTAATAGTTATATTAAAGAACATCTAAAAGATTATCATATATTTGTTTATCCAAGTATATGGGAAGAGACCTCTTGTATCTCGGCGATTGAATCTATGGCTGCGGGTCTTTACTGTGTGCTCACGGACCTTGGAGCTCTCTATGAAACTTGCGCCGAATATGCTTTGTACATTCCTTTTGATAATAACTACAAAGCTTTATCTCAAAAATTTGCTTATGCTATTGATGCGGTCGTACCAACATTGTCTGACCCTTCCTTACATGAACATTTAATGTTACAATCAGAATACGCAAGAAAGTATTATGGTTGGTCTAAGCAAGGTGTCAACTGGAAACGAACATTGGAAGGATTACTAAATGCAAAATAATGAACCTATATGGTTTGGTGAAGGTGTAGAAACTATAGACT